GCCAGCCATGAACTTCTTCATCATGTTCGCGCTCGTGGAGGCGATATCGAAGGAGAAGGAGAGAGTACCGGCAGTGACCTTGGCGGTGATGAGGTTGCCCTGCTCGTCAAGAATCTGGTCGGTAGAGACATCTTCACCCTCCCAAGAGGTGCTGTCCTGCACTATCTGACCAAGAGAAACAGGGTTCTGAAAGTCAGAAAGTTTGGCATCAGCATAGGTCTTGCTGTTAGCAAACGCGGAGTCGAAGATGATAAGGTCGCCCTGTCCTACAAACGGGACAGTTGCGGCGTCAACTTTGCCAATTATTGTTGCCATTTTCTATAACTGTTTTTGGGTTGCTGAAATTTTGATTAGTTGTCCACTTTAAGTTGAGGACGCTCATCGAATATCCCGAAGTCTGATTCGGTTGTGTGGGGGTTATGAAGCGAGGCATGTCGTATTCGAAATGGTAGTTCTCCGTTGTCAGACCACTGAGTATGTCATCAAACTGACATAGAATGTTCTGAACGCGGTTAATCTTCACTGAACCGTCGTCGTTCATTTTGCAGTATAAGCCAACCATTATGTTGCCCCTTGCGAAGTCCACTCCGCTACCGAGCCCTTCCATGTCGCCGTTCATGTAAACGACGATAAAGTCAGAAGGAAGCCCATTAGTCGGACGCTCCCAATCACGGTAGACCGTGACCTTTGCCGAGGCGGAACCGACAGTGACCTTATCCTTAAGATAAGCGCTGAGTTCCGCATCAGGCTGTATGAGCGAAGGGTGCATCATCTTCTTCTTCTTGGTTTAGCAATAACCGATTGTTTTGGGAGGTCTACAAGAGCCCCCTTGACTTCTCCTACAAAATACTCCGACAGTTCAGACATGAAATCAAAGTGAGCATCGGAACTGTTAACCAAATCTGCGTAAGGCACACCCACGACCATAATGGCTCGTAATCCACCAACGCCCGCTCCAAAAGTGTGAGCGGCGCGCTGAAGGGCTTCGGGCCCAAGTTCAGCGCCGTCGACAATCTGTCCTTTATAGTGCTGTGCGACTTTTGCTGCGGGAGGCATGTAACTTGCCGTAGCTTGCAGAAGTCTCGTGCCATCAGCGACACCGCACGCGACGCTATCGTGGAGATTACCCGTATACCACGGATGGTCAGCATCACCACCTCGATACCCCGACTTGTATGGCCCGTTGTCTTTACCACGAGGCCACATCCAATCGAGGCTCTTGATGGCTTCTTCGCAGGCTACGCCGAGTTTCTTTGCGGCGTTCTTGGTGACGGTTATCCCCGCATCGAGTAACGCCTCGGCGAAACCCCTCGAGGTTTGTCCCCAATCTAATGTCGCGCCTGCCCTTACTGCCATTGTTAACTCCCTTGTGCTTGTTTAATTTCGATTCTCGTGCATTGGACATTGCTCCTCCAAGGCATGTTAATGTCGCGCACGATCTCAACATTCCCATTGATGGTTCGACCGTACTCGGTCGTTATCTCAATGTGGTCGTTGATTTGCACATCGCCATTTACCTCGGGAAGAAAGACTGTAGGCGCACGAGTGATTATCGAGCGAGCATATGCCGTTCCGCGCTCTTCATAGAGGCACGGTCCGTCATATATCGTCTCGCGCTCGGGCTCGTCCCATTTATCTTTCTGCCCCGTATCTCGGGCAATGACACAAGTGTCACGAAAATCAATGAACTGCATATCTCAAAGAACTCGCATCATACATTTCGCTTGAGGAGTCTTCATCCTCGACCTCGAAGCCCCACTTCTCTCTGAGGGCATCGCCCATCGATTTGAAGCGAGCCCTGTCCGCCATCGTGATAGTGTAACCACCACGGCTCGCACGGACATCTCCGACTTGCTCGGAATAGCCTCCCCCCGCGAAAACCCCCAACACCGAATAGAAGATCGTCGAAGATGCGTAGTCCAGACGCATCCGAAAATCTGTTTCGGACAAATTCTCCGAATCAACTTCATCGTCCATCTCAAGAGGCTCTAATTCGACCTCGATAGGACTCAGTGCCGCTCGCTCGACAACATTGTCTTGCAAGTCAAGCCCCGGCACTAAACTACGCAGATAATCTTCGACAGTCATACTTCAATGGATTTAGGAGGCGGAATAGGTGATGAGGTAGAACATCTCCTGCGGGCGGTTCGGCACGCAGAGAGCGGTCAGCTCTGACCACCAATCCTGAGTCTTGTGCTTCGCGTCGTACTCGTACTGGATGAGACCACGACCTCCGAAGAAGGTGGCGTACATCGCAGAGGCGTCGGGGACGAGAGGCTTGACGCTCTTAATGGTTCCGAGAGGACCAGCAGGGTAGAACACATAGGTGTTCGCGTTGAAAGTCCTCATGGAAGTACGAGCGAGAGTAGCCTCGGGGCCCTTGCCACTGAGCTTCTCGACAGCGGCGAGACCCTGACGGAACTTGATGTTCGCGAGAGGAACGCCGATGATACGTGCGAAAGCATCCTTCATCTGGTCGTCACCAAGGTTCTTACCGACGATAAGGGCGTTGGCGTCATTGTTGGCGGCGAGCACGAGGTCGGGACGGACGAGGTAGCCAGCGGCGGTGCGCCACTTGCTGTGGTCCATATCCTCGAGCCAAGAAGCCTCGTCGACTTCAACCATGATGTTGTTGTAGCCCTTGCGCTTCATCGAGCGAATTATGGTGCGGACATCCTTGACGGGGTCAGAGGATGAGCCTTCGTGAGCAGTGTCCTTGTCAGTCGTGCTGGTGAACCAACGATAGTCGCCCGTAAGGGTGGTCACATTGGCGGCAGGAACGCTTGCGCTGAAAGTAAGACCAGTGATACCGCGAGGGTTGTTGTCAGCGCTGAGGGTCAGTCCACGGTTGGAGACCATCTGGTCGCGCTGATAGGTCATAGAGAGCTCGTGAGCGCTCTTGATGTCGCTCAGACCGTTGAAAAGAAGGTCGAGAGCGTACTGCTTCGCAGAGCCGTTCTGGAACTCAAGTTTCGCGACGGCGTCGAGATACTTACGATAGTCGTCCTCATCCCAGATGAAACGAGCCTTCTGACGAGGGACAACTCCACGAGTCATCTCAAAGCCCTCGGTACCGAGAGGAATCGCCTCGGAATCTTTGTCGACATAGGTCGCCATAACCTTGAGGCGGTTGCTCGCGATGAGCTGCTGATAATCAAAAGTCAGCGAAGAATAGGGGTCCCACGAGAAACCATCGAGGTTGAGGGACTGAATGTTGCCGAAGCCAACGACATCCTTGACGTACAAGTCAAAACTCTTGGAGGAGAGGATGCCAGCTTCCTGCATAAGTGTGTAAAAGCCTTCACTATAACGATTCATAGTTCTGTCCTCCTAAATTAAGATTCATACTCAAAGGTGATGCCCGGGAGAAGCGACTTGAAGTAAGCGCTGATCTGAGGGGCGCGGTCTGCGAGAATCTGACCCTTGGTCACGACAGCGACGGTACCATAGGTGGCGGTGCCGACACCTTCGTCGACAACAACCTCGTGCCATGAAAGTCCCGTAGGACGGAGCATAGCCTTGCTGCTGCCAGCTTCTGCGCAGATGTAAAGAATATCGCCTGCGGTCAGTGCGCCGAGGGAATTCGCGGTGATGGTAAAGGTGAACTTACCTGCGTCGGCGCCCGAGCCTTCAGTGCCAGTGCCAAGTTCGACGGCTTTGGCAGCGATTCCCGTAGTCTCAGTGACCTTGCCAACGACGAGACCGCTCGGGTCAGGGATGACGCCTGTCAGAGACTTGACGACAAGGGATGTGCCATCAGCCGCCACATTGGACTGAACTACATAGGCGTCGAGGATGACAGCGGTGCCACCCATCTTGGCGAGATTGACGGGAGTTCCAACAGGAATCTTCGAGCCCTTTGCGAGCCCGCTGATGCTGAAGGAGCCACCTGCAATCTTGCGCTCCTTGACATCAAGCCATACGGGGACGGATGCGCCCGAGAACTGCTTGACAGCGGGAGAGAAAAAAGAATTGCCGTAGTTACTCATTTCTGAATAGATTTGGGGTTAAACTTACTTTTTGTCCGGCGCAATACGACCTTCGGCGATCAAACGCTCACGCTCGGCGCTCCAATCGGTCGTGCCTTCCTTGTCGTTCACGGATGAATCGGCGGGGAAAGGCTTGCTCGTGTCAACGCCTAAGCGCGCGACAGACCGATTGAAGAACTCGGTTGCCTTTGTGTTTAGTTCGTCTGCGGTCATCTTACTGCCAGTTGCCTCGTTCATGTCAACGGCATACGCCCATGCGTCCTCAGCTTGCTCCTTGTACTTCTTGGCGTAATCGCCTCCGAAGAAAGTGTCATGCGCGGATGCGAGAGCCTCTTTCGCTGATGAAGAGGACTTGAGGGCTGCGATTTCGGCGGTAAGCGGCGCAACGGCATTTTTGATTGCCTCTTGCAGAGTCGCCTGCCAATCGACCTTTTTGGTCGGGTCGTTAGGGTCTCCGCCATCGTCACCCTTGTTTTCAAGAGCTTTCAACTTCGCCTCCAGTTCCGCAATCTTGGAATTGGCCGTCTCCAATGTGCGACCCTGGTCTGCAACTCCTTGAAATCCCTTCAAGATATCCTCGGCCTTTTCAACAAAAGCGGGGATGTCTTCGTCAGATGCTACATAAGTTTCACCAAGCGCGGCAACCCTTGCGTAGACTTTTTTGTCGGTCAGCCCTAACTTATCCTTATAAGCTAGTTCCAACGCGTCTTGAATTTTTTTCTTCATGAAATATTTTTTTTGTTTGTGGCAAATTTACTCGCTTTTTTTCAATTCACAAAATGTTTTAGCACGATTTATGCAAATGTAAAATATTTTTTCTATTTTTGCCTTTGAACATTGTAGTCCATATGTTGTGTGTTTTTGGTTTTTTCCGACACGGGTGTGATGCTCTTGTCGGTTTTTTATTTACTTCCCAAGAGGCTGATTCTCTGCTTGGTTGGTCACGTTCGGGATGTTGGGGTTAACCTCCTTTTTTGTCGAGCCATATTTTGCTTCGAGGGCCATCTGCTCCTCCTTTTCCTTCATTATCTGCTCCATGTCTCCAAGGTGAGTGTTGCCTATATCAATCATAGCCGCCTTGCGACTCTTGACCCCCGCGTAATATTGGTCAAGTTCAATCTTCACGCGCTCCGCCTCATTCTCGGGAATCCATATCGACTGCCATACAGAGACACGCAGTTTAGCGTACTTGCCCGCAGCGGCGTCTTCAACCTTGTCAATGAGGTTTTGGCATATCTCCACCAACCGACGAATGGGCTTCGCGTAGTAAATCCAACGCAACTGCGCCCATTCTATCTCGGGACGGAATAGTATCTTTATCGAAGTGCTGCTGTCGGCGCCCTGCTTCATGATTTCAGGCTCAATAATAGCCGTCATCGTTGTGTGGATAATATTGTCGCGGAGTTCCTTAATATGCAAGGTCGCGATATCGCTTGCATTAGGCGGCGACAAAAACTTCGCGTCGGAGTTCGCGAGAGCATCCGACGTCCCCTTGACGCCGATCGTCTTGCCGTTCAGGTTTGACGGCGGGAGGCTGACAAGTTTCTCGGACTTCAAGAACAGTATCGGGAAAGCCGTGTTCTTCACTTCTTCGGCGACATAACTGCAAGCATTTTCAAGAGACTCGATGCTCAGTTCCGCAGGACCCCAAGAAACATCTGGTACCCTAAAGTACACAAACGGGATAAGCCCGCCGCCAAGCTGAGATGGAACCTTCTTCACTCGGATATAGCCGTCGTCTGAGCGCACCTTGTCTGCCCCCTTAAACCATTTTATGATTTTATTGAAAATGGAATTCTCATCCTCCTTTTCGTCGGCCTTAAGCCATGTCTCAACGCCCGTTTTGGAGATAATATCAACCGCCTCGCGCTGATTGATTGTGTACTTTATATAATATATCGGGTCGCCGTCGTCATCCCTCTGCGGATAAATAACATATCCCTTTTCAATGGAATAGACATCCCACTCAATTTTATCGGGACCCGTTTGACGAATGTAAACACCGGCATCGCCCGAACGCTCGGTGTAATAACACGCTTCCTTGAAAGCGTCTTGGATGCCGATGTAGTCAAACCATGACTGCATCTTGTTAAAGGTATCCTCGTCCTCGGTCTCGTTCGCAAGAACAAAGCCGTCTGCAGACATGTGTGCAACCTTGTTGTTGCTGATGAACTCTTGCCAACCGAGAGGCACAACCTCAACATTGTCGTATCCAACAATGCCTATCTCCTCTTTGCCCTTTTCGTCCTTCTTCCCAGTTGGACCCCAAATAGGGCGGGTCGACATTATCGACGAGTTAATAATGTGGGCGGCGGGAGACAGTTCGTTCAAAAAGTCCTGCTGAGTCAAGTTAATTGTGTTGCACGACCCAGGGATGCTCTGCGCAGGGATATATCCCGACGAGAATCTCGGGTCGCGGACATCTGGGTGCACCCTTCGTGTCCAATAGTCTTTCTTGAAATGTTCACTAATGTTCATGGTTAATCGCGATTAAATTATTATATCCACACGGTGCCGCGTCCAGCACTGTAATTTATAAACAAGTCATCATAAGCGTCGTCCTCTATCTCGGGGGCGGGCTGTTTCTTGGGGCGAGCGTCCAACTCGAAGAATGCACGGAGACAAATTGAATCCATCAAGTCAGGAGAGTTCTTCTGGTGGCGAGCCTTATACTCGTTTTTGCTGAGATAATATATCCGCTTATTTTTCGTCGTGGAGATAAAGAGGTCAATCTCATCAAACAAGATATCGCGGAGTGTGCGCATCGCTCCTTTCTTGCCGTAGACGAATTTATCGTTGAGGTCAAGGCTAGTGCTTAATTTCCCCGTCTCAAACAAAACCCGAGTCTTACCAAGCAACTGACTCCTCACGTTGAAATACTGCTCGAAGGTGACTGGATTGCCGTTCTCGTCCAATTCTTGTATCGCCGTCTTGTTCGCCGTAATCGGGTTCGCATTCACGTAACTCTTCAAAAAGAAGCCCATCCCCGTGGCGTCAAAGGCAAAGTTCTTCATCGGGACGCCGTATTTTTCAAGCATGCCCTCTATCCAGTACACAATTTCTTTCATGTCGCCCTTATACGCCTCTATAGCAATAATACGAAGCCCCTTCCATAAAACCATTTGACACACGTCGGAATCAGACTCCGCACCAGAGATATCCATAGTGGCGTACATGTTCTCATCATCAGAGATAGGGTTTGTCGCGAGGTCAAGAACCATCTGTTTGGTCACGCTTGAGCGCTCATTGTTCTGAGGTCCAAAATAGGCCCCTTTAAGCACATTCCTTTGAGTCTTACCGACAGCGTGGAGGTTGGCGACCGAACCGCCACCCGTCGCGGCGACAAGTTTACGATTATCAGATGCCTCGCCCGTGAACATGGTAAAACTCTTGACCATATCCGCCTTAGTAAGCCCAGCCGCAATATCCGCCTCAGAAAGCGTTATCCCCGCCGCATCAGCAACCGCCTCCGCAGTATCGCCGATAATCACATCGTTGACATCGTCGCCCGCAAAATACATATACTTTGTCACGCCGTTCATCTCGGGGTAGATGTAATATGTCTCGGGATTGATATACCCCGCGTTCAACAGCAATGTCGTCGTCCAATGAGTGAATTCCGCATTAAAGGACATCGTTATCTGAGGCTTCATCCCTGAGGAATCACGGTTTCGGCTCATCCAATAGGTAAACATTTTGAAAGACATCGCCGTGCCCTCATCGATTTGTATCAGACTCGCTTGGTTCTTCTTCGCAAGTTCCTTAAAGTCGTCCCACTCCGTAGGGTTGTCGACATTAAAATTGCTATGGATAAGCTGTACTGCAGAGTTGTATTTCGGCCATGCAAAGGTTGGCGAATCGCTCGAGTTTACCTCACAATCCGCATAGTTGCCAAGTAACTCCATCGCATCTCTGTAGATGGAAGTACCCTTCTTCGAGTCCGCAAGGCGCATTGAGATAAAACGACCAGCAAAACCGGGCTTGTCCATCCCCTTGAGGAACTTCATAAGCATAGCATAACTCTTCCCCATAGTGGCCGCTCCACACAAGAAAATAATGTTACTGTTGCACTGAATGAATCTTTCTTGCAGTCCAGGTTGCGGCATAAAGTCTGTCTTTTCACGAAGCAAAAAACCGCCGACCTTGTCCCACCCCTTGTCCTTGGCAGTAGGAAGTTGCCTCTCTACGTGCTCGTAAAGAGAAGGGAATGTTGCGTTATGGTTGACTAATCGGAACATACTCCGCAAATATAGTAAAAAAAATTAAGCGCACCATTTCTGATGCGCTCTTTTGTTAGTTAGGTATTATGGATTTGTCAGAACGGTTCTCCCGCGCTCGGAGCGGAAGACTGATCTATCTGCCATGACCAACAGTTAATGTCCATATAGAAATTGCCGTTGTTCTCGCGGACGGAGCAGTCGAACTTGAATGTCCCACTCTGACCGACGGCAAGTCTTTCGAACTCTTCTGCCTTGTTCATGTTCGAGAGCATAATGCTCTTCGGATGGTCGCCTTCCTCATAGCGGACGACGATAAATGCTTTCTTCCATGGGCCCCTGCCCGAGACTCCGCTCCTTGCGGGCGGAATCGCTGTGATTTTACCTTTTACTTCCATATCGATTTATAATAAAGTTTCATAAAATGGGGCGGCACAAAGCGTGAAAGTAACCGCCCCAACCAAAGCAATGACCGAACTTCAAACGGTATCGTCGTCACTTGCAAGTTCCGTGCCGTCATTAACAACTTCGCAGTTCTCCTCGACGAATTTTCGATAAGCACATTCCGAACACGTCACGGGGAGGTATCTCCTCGGGAGTTCCTCCACCTCTTCGTCGCTGTCGAGGAGTCCCGCCTTATCTGCCATCTTGAGGACGAATTCGGGGTCCTGCGCGTTCTCGATATCGTCGGCAAGGTTCATGGCAAATTCTACTAATTTAGTCTTTGCCTTTGCTTTCCGCTCCTCAAGAGACCCCTTCGGCTCTTTCTTCACGGGAGTCGGGTTAAGGAAAGCATCAAGCGTCTTCTGATAGGCGTCGAGATAATCTCTGACCTCCTTTCTTGCGAAGAATTGCTTTATATAGTCATCAACTGCTGCTTTTGCCTTCGACCCGACCATGTCGGGACGGACAAAGGTCGTGAAAGCGTCCTTGCGCGGACAGCCCGAGATGACAAGCCAAGTCAATGCATTCATCTCGTCTACTCTAAGAGACGAGGTAAAGTTACTCGGACGGAGCGGTATGGATGTTCGCGACATAATGCAAAGATACTAAAACTAATGCGGAAGTGCAAGATATTCGCGGATAAGAGCGAAAAAATCTTCCTCGGTCCGAATAACTTCGTAACGGTATCCTTGGGACTCAACAAGCATCTGCCACTCTCGCTGTTCTGTGCGCTGACGAGAACTGCGAGACAAAGTCTTCATCTCTATGCAGAGCCCGTGCCATTTCCCACGAGGCATCAGCAAGAGAAGGTCCGCCACGCCCGCGACAAGACCGAGAGCCTTCCTACGAGCCCCCTCAATGACGTTGCCATGGGGCGCTTCGTTCTCCACATGAAAAAGCAATCTCCTCGTCTCGGGATATTCATTCCAACACCTCTGAAAGCACCGCGCTTGAAGGCGAGCCTCCTCTTGCTTGCGCTGACGAGGCGTCAACCGCTCTCCGCATTCCGCCATTACTCTTCCGACTTGAACCTCTCGTAACGCTTCGGCGCCTTCTTATACAAGGCGGCGCGGTCGGCAGCGCAGTATTTCTCGTCAATGTCGGTCGGGCGCACCATGTCAGCATGACTACTCCACCAGCGAGCAAGTTCCATACGGCCCTCGGCGTAATATTCAAAACAGATTCGGCATCTGTCAAGCCATTCGTTGTAGGGCTTGTGCGAAGATATCGCCTTGATCTGAGAATTAAGGTCAATCTCAGACAAGCACTGCGCGGTCTCGAAAGGAGACGGATAAGGGAAATAAAATTTCATGTCTGTATCGTTTTGTGCAAAGATAATCAAATTTTCTTTCCATTCACATATTTTACTATGCTACCGTCCACAAAATACCAATTTTCGTCACTTTTGCCGTACTCGGCGAACTGCGGATAAAGGTCGGGCGCTTTGGTGTAGAGACGGCGTTTGTGCTGGTCGCAGAAGTCTTCGGTGAGAAAGGGCGGGCGAATCCTATCGGCACGATTACTCCATATTTGGGCAAGGTCGAGATTGCCGTCGATGAGCCGAATAATGCAAGCGCGATAATAAAGAAGCCACTGTTCATACGGCTGATACATTTTAGACGCAGGGTGGTTCTTCCATGCGCTTGAAACTCCGCTATTCGCTTTTAGTATTTGAGTGCATTCTATTTCTTGCTTATTTAGCCTCTTCTTGTCAAGGCATCTCGCCACATCTATCGGCGAAGGGTATGGTACGAAAACTTGCATATCAAAACAATTCTTTAAGCGGAAGGCGGCACTCCATTATGTACCATCCATATTCGTTAACTTTTTCATCTTTGACGACAAGGTCATTCCAGTCGACCTGATCATTGAGTTTGTCTTGGTCTATTCGCTTCTGGAGGCAAGCCTTACACCATTCGAGCGCTTCTTGGTGGTCGTGATCCGTCAAGCCAATGTATTTTTTCTCGATTGCTATCTGCATATCACTCAAATATCTTCCTGTAATGCTCGCACAGCGCCTCGCGGGTGGGGAAGATGTCACGATTCAGTATCCCGCACTCTAATTCCGTTACAATCCAAACACTTCCGCTTGGATATTCTATAACTTCCTGCGCAAGTGCCGCCATGATCGCTTGCGTTGCGGCGTAAAAGAACCATACCTCGTCTCCTGGTTTCATATTACCTCTTTTTCGGTTTCTGAATCCTAGACCATTCCGTCTTTGGTGTGATAATGGTCTTTATCATCAAGTTCATAGCAATCTGGGCAATAGTGCTTGTCCCCGAATTTCTTCCATTCGCTATCAAGAGCGGACTGCTCAATAAGTTCTCCGTTCTCATCGTCAATGTAAGAGCAGAAGTCATTTCCATCGTGGAAGTGCTCTCCGCATCCATCACATACGATAATCATTGATTTAGTTTCTTGTTTCATATTACTCAATTTTTACTCCTTTCATTTGCTCGGGCAAACTCGTAGATTACTGATTTCATATCTTTATCTCCGGGAATTCGTTCAACTTCTTCTCGTAATACTCAAGGTCATAATCCTTGTGCTCGACCTCTACTGTCGCGGCATCTTCATCGCTCACATCAAAACTCAAGTATAAATACCGACGCGGGTCGGGCGGCACGACAAGTGCAGTAAGGTCGGAATCCCATAATTCCCGAATCTTCTCCTTAGATGCCTCCATATCCCATACTCAAAAAGTCATAACTTGTTTGGAGAATACGTTACCCCATTCCCCGTATCTTACCATCAGAAAACCGTCAAGTCCGCTATGGGCAAGTGCCCTCACATTGTTTTCCCCAAAGGCAATAAGACACGAATCGCACCCCGCACTACCCTTCTCCCCATTGGGAGAAACAAAACGAATACGGTGCCTCAAGAACAAAATGGCATCAGCATTGGGAAGTAGGATATTCTGAATTGTCTTATTCCCCATCCGCGCGAAAACCAAGATAATACCGTCTCGGTGTTCCGCCATTTTTCTGCAAAACTGATCTAACAGCGGTTGGCTGTAGGGAGGATTACACCACACTCGCCCGAACCACGGTCGGGAAAGTCCGTCATCCTCCTTTGTATAGCCCATATCCGCTAGTTTATATCTTGGCGCGACAGGCTCGCAAGGGTCTAAATCAAAGTGCCCAAGGGCATCTACAATCCATTTCGGAGTCCACCACTCATCGGACGCGGTTGTCCTTTCAAAACTTGTATTCATCTTATAACAATCTCGGTTCGTTATCTTCCTTTTTCATCTTTACCTTGCTCAGTATTTCTTTCTTAAAGAAAAACCAATACTTCGGGGAGAGGGTTGCTCCGTGCTTGGTTCTAAGCACCTCAATAGCCCGCATAAACGCTTCCTTCTGATTGTCGGCATTCTTGATACACACCGCGACAAGGATGCGATTGTTCGACCACCCCTCAAGTTTTTTCTTCGCGACATACTGCTCCAAGGTCTCCTCTTCTGTCTCTTGGGCGACAATCTCGTGCAATTCCGTCTGATACACCTCTTGTTGAGACGGCCAATGGTAGCCGCAGAACTTGCAATCCGTCCACGACACGGGAACCAAGCGGTGACACTGAGGGCACTCCTTGACAGGAGGTACTCCACCGCCCGCGCTTGAGTTGTGCCAAACACCCCAAGTCCGATAGTCCTCGTACCTCCCCAATCGCTCGAAATTTAGCCCGAAATCGAGGCAAATAAACTCGTTATTCTTACCCACGGCGACTCGCGACGCCCTACCTAAGCACTGAAGGTACTTCACGAGGGAAGTGGTGGAGAACATCAGCATCACAACCTTTATGTCGGGGATGTCAATGCCCGTCGTGAACAAGCCAAAGTTAACCAAGACGGGGAATTCGCCTCTTGCAAAGGCTTCGACCACCGACTTTCGCTCGCCACTGTACTCCTCATCCTCATCGAAGTCCCCCGAGAGGCAGTACCGAGCGTCGATCCCCGCATCACAGAACGCTTTCGTCAACTGTATGGTCTGCTCAGAAGAGCAACAGAACACCAGAGCCTTCTCGCCGGGGCAGACCCTCTGGTAGTTCTCAACGGCGCCCACATAGCGGGCCTTAGACTTAAATTTGGATGCCATCTGCCCGAGGTTGTAATCGCCGCGACCGTAAGACCACTCGACATCCTCCAACGAAGGCGCATCAAGCGAGTACAACTTGCATCGGCAGAGATACCCGTCGCGGACAAGTTCTGAGACTTGCGGACCCGTAACGACCTCATCGTAATCCATCCCGAGCTGCCGCATCTGCCCATAACGCGCGGGAGAAGCCGACAACCCTACCACGAATTTCTTCCGCATTGACGGATGCTCAAACACGAAGTCGAATTCGGACCTATGACACTCGTCTATAATGAAAAAGCCGAAGCCGTTAAACCACTCTGCCCACTCTTGCTTCTTCAAGCGCTGTCGCAACGTCTGTGCCATCATACAACAGCACTTCTCTTCGGGACGCTTCCGCGTCTTGGCGAACACCTCAGCAACATCCGCGCCCCATTTCCTTGCGTGTCCAGCGTCCTGCTTCAGAATCTCTTCGCTATGGGCAAGGATAAGTACGGGGTACTTGCTTTGACTCGCCATTGAGCCTATAAGGACGCCCTTGCCGCTGCCCGTGGGGGACTGCACAATAATGTGGCGATGCCTCGCGAGAGCCTTGCGAGCTTCGCGAAGCAAGTCGTCTTGATATCCTCGAAGTTGAATCACTGAACTAATATGCACTTCTTCGGCTTCTCGTAGACAACCCTAAGCGTTCTCACACTGAAATGCGCGGGCTCACAGATGCCAAATAGACCGAAATCGTCGGGCATAACGACAAATTCCGTGTCGTCGCTCACCTTTGCCGCCTCCATTGCTTTCTTGAGGTTGCCCCATGTCGGAGCAATATCACCACTGTCAAACAGCGTGTGCTCGGGCTCCCACAGTTGGTACTCGCCATGTTTTAAGTCAGGGCCGAAGGTCTCATTGTCCCATTCCCTCAGAACCAATCCTTTCTCGTTAATGGATACCACGCGGTATCTCCTGCCAGCGTTCTTCCCCTCCTTGGGAGTAACACCATACCTAAATAAGTCTTCTGTTCTCATTACTATAGTTTTTTAAGTTCAATCATATCCCAAATATCGGACATCCCATTAAGCCGAGATATCCATATCGACCTAACTGTATCAAATCCTATGCCAAGTTGGTTTTGGCAGACCATCTCAAGGTCGTCGTTGAATCGCCCCTCGGCATTGTTCCATGTCCCTAAGAAGCGGACAGCGCATTCAACGCCATCGGCGGTAATTAAGTTTAAATCCCCTGTCCCCACTTCTCCGAGGGCGCTACGCGGACATAAGATACGCTCAGCGTACTTCGCTTGCAGTCTCCGTGCTGCCATAAACAACCATTATACACTTGTCCTTATCCAAGATATCCCTTCCGTTGCCCTCCATCCTCGCATAAGACAGCCACTTGCGGAAAGCCGCCATCCAAGGCACTCCGTACCGCATAAGGCAAAGCGCATCGACGACCGAGCGTTGCTCAACCAACTGCACCGACACTATCGGCACATCGGGGCCGTTAAAAAAACGCAATGTGTCGCTCGCCTTCGCGTCAAGGAACTCTGCGGTCTTCTTATAGTAAACGCCGTAGGGCAAAAGGATATAGTCGTACCGCAGTGGTGAAGGTAACTCGTGCGGCGCGCGGAAAATCTTAGGCATAACTCTTCGTCAGTTTATGTATCGCCTTGCAGTAATCGTCCATCGCCTCTTGGCTGAGATATTCAGTCGCCTCGGTCGCGCGGCGGAACTGATACGCAAACTCTTGCATCTGCCAAATGTAATCCGATCGCGACATCCTGCGAATCTTCGACGCCTCGGGGTTCCAATGCACCGCCGTCGTCATCTTGAACCGCTCAATACCGCTCCTATTGGGGTAATCCATCCACTCCTTTATGCCCATCATGTAAAAGCGCATACAGTAGGGGAGGAGGTACCACAAGTAGTTCTTCTTGGTCACTTGGTAGATATACGACTCGGCGAATTTACCGAGACCGTTCGCTTGGCGCGCCCAGCGGTAAAGGATGAAACGCCACATCCTCCAATCAAAGTCATCGGGTTCACCCAAAACACCGAAATCCCATGCTCGCGAGTGCTTTTCAACAAACTCGCGAGCACCGAAATCGTCACCATATTCGCAAGCATCAAGGACTCCGCGCTTAAAGCAGACATCGAAAAAACGGAGCGCGTGCTTCGCTGTCGTTCTGTTCAGAGGGTCGCTCATACCGCAGGATAATCGTTCTCGCGAAGCCAAAGCAAGATATCAAGCCACTCCCCGACAAGGCAGTCGGCTGTCCGCTCGGTATGATATACGCCGCCTCTGAGCGCGATAAGCCTCACTTTCTCTATGCCGTCGACATAGACGCTATTGCCAATTATTTCTTTCATTTGTCCTTTTTCTTAAGTTCGCCATTGCTCGTCAAATACCACTTCCCCTCCTTAAACTGCGAAGGGTTGATATCCGAAGCAATCATCGCGTTGAAGAGATTGATCCGCTCAGCCATCTCTGCAATCGATGCCTCAAAGTTCTTTCTCTCAAATTCAAATATTACTCCACGCCACGGCGCAAGAGGAGAATCGAGGTCATCGTCGATAAGGTCGTTCGCAGGGCAGTATTTCAGAAGCCATATCTTCTCCAAACGCGGGTTCGAGACAAACTGACCAAGCATCTGCGGTCCGTGCTCCTTCCATACGCGAGCCTTCTTTTCCTCGTATGCGGTGGCGGGGTCAAAGAAAAACTCAATCGTGCTGTTCCCGATGGTGCATTTGATCTCCATCTCGATACGCTCGTCCTCGGTAAAAGCATCGGGGCTTGCGCCGAAGTTCGGCACGTCGGGATTCATCCAGACGGGGATTTCGGGCAGTTCTTGCGAGTAAATAATCTCGGGGGAAGCATAATTCTCGCGATACCATGCCACGGCATACGGCTCTCCCTCATGTCCCGCCTCCATTGCCTTCGATGTTACAGGGAGGGAGAATCCGTGGTTGCGCTCAAAGCGCTTCGAACGGATATAATCGATATTCCCGTCGATAATCTTACCCGAAGCACTCGTGAGATTCGACAGCTCAGAGGCAGTGATGTTACCGAGCCTCTGCTTCTTCCATTTTTGTTCCTTATTCATCGTCGTATACAAAGGTGGCTTCAAAGTTTTTAACCATCTCGTCAGCCAAGTCACAGCAGACGTCGACTATCCCTTCTACGTTAAAAATCTTTCCATCCGCGATAGTCGGGTTGCTCAGCAGTGCGCAAGCGAACTTCACCCACACGCTCCGTTTCTCTTCTTCAGTCAGTTTCATTGCGGCAAATCATCATTTGTTATACCATCAATAACGGCGTTCTCAACCTCCTCGCCCGAGAAGATGTACTTCTCCCTAATCGCGTCGATGCCAAGACCGTTCTTCTTCGCCCAGTCAATCACGAGGTCAATCTTGTCCTTCGTGATGATCTTCTTCGCTGTCGTCGCCGCTGCTGCAGCGGGAATCTTGCTGATTCGCAAGCCCCACGTGTCCCCTCCGTCCTGCACATCACGAGTCAGCTCCTTCGTCAGCCTCACCGCGACATTCTCGAGCCTCGCAGGGTATCCGCCGCACTCGGGGAACTGCTTCACGAGCCTCTTCCTGTTCGTCGCGTTCAGTATCATCGGTAAGTCAGTGTAGGGGTTCGGAGCGAAATGCGCGAGCCAAACACCACTCTCCTGCCTCCCGTTAATCATCTCGGTCTCCTTGTACTCAATCCGAGCGATGATAATCCGTTCGATGTCCTTGCCATCGGGCAAGCACTCGACACCGCAGTGAGTCAGTTTCCCACCTTTGCGGTAATGAATGTTTCTTTGGTCTTCCATATAAAATCAAATTTTTAGGGTTTCTTGCAAAAAGGGTGCCGTGCCCAATCGGGAATGTTGTCTTTCGGGTCGTCGGGCAGTTTTTTTCCTTCTTTTTTAAAAATGAGCCTTATGGCGTCACGGTATTTGACGCCGTTATTCTCGTAATCCATTATCATCTTATAATACTTCGGATAGAGCTTATACAAAAGGTCAAAACGATGGTCATCCGCGAGATGGGCTCCGAAGCCACAACCGACGCACCTCGTCCGAGTCGCCCCCTTATAGTAGATATCGGCGACCTTCAAGTCACGCGACCGAATATAATCCCAAATATCACGCTCTGTCCATATCGCAAGAGGCGTGCTCTCTGCCCTCGAACCGAAGACATTACATCCTCCTTTTTTCAAGTAAGCACGCTGTCGGGTCAGAGATTCCTCGGCCATGGTGCCCGTAATAGGATGACGCCCCGTCTTCCTCTCGTAAATCTCCGATGGGTTATGCTTCAGAGCCCCACAGCATCGCGCCGAGCAGAAGAATTCTTGCTCGGCAAGGAATCGCCACCTCTTCGGGCACTTATAAAACGAGTCTTCCGACATCGCCACCTTCGCCGTCTGAGTATCGGGGCTCCTCTTCATATAACTCAACTTGTTCGCAGTCTCTTTGCTTATAAGCGGGAAGCCGAACTGCGCCCAATACTCGCGGCAAGTCTTCTTCGGATGAACCTCGACGATGTTATAGCCCTCCGTCGCCTTCAAGGAGCGGACGAACTGCACGATCTCTGGCCACTCGTTCCCCGTGTTGCAAAACACTGCGGGGACATCCTTGTCGACAACCCTCACAAGGTCAAGCAACACCGTCGAGTCCTTCCCTCCGCTGAACGCCACATAAGCCATGCCGTCAACACCTGCGAGGAAATTCTCAATCGTGTAAAGCGAGTGGTCAATCTTCTGCTGAAGACTCCACGACTGCCTCTCTTGCAATTCTCGTAAGGTCATCCTTTCTTCTTCAGTTCGCGGTTCTCCTTAATCAGTTCCTCGACCTTGCGCCAGATGAAGTCCCCAAGCTCGACATTGTGTTGTATACATCTGTGCTCTTTCTCGGGGCACATCAGCATCACCGTAAGGTCTCCAAGAAACCTCTCGTACTCATCAATCTTCCGCTGTAGCTCCAAAAGGCCGTCTACATGAGCAAGCACTCGCTCTACCGCATTACTCTGCTCTTCCATCTTACTCCGCCTTTTTAACTGCCTTCTTAAGCCTCTTGTCCACCTTGCGGTCGTTCTTCTTGCGGTACCTCTTCGGCATCTGCGACACTTGCGTCACCGCCTTCACCTCCTCAACGGCGATTTTCTCCTCTGTCTCGTCCTCGACTACTTCCGCAGCCTTCTCAAGACGCTTCTGATACTTGTTAATCGCCTTGCCGATATCGTTCGCGAAGCCTTGGTCGGTCGTCAGCAACATACCTACTTCGTACAGTATCTGCGCAAAGCCGTGGATGTTCTCGTCCGTCTCACCCGCAGCCAAATACCCGTACGGATGCTCCGCAGCAGTGAACCGCGCAACGAAATTGCCGCTCTGAGTCGATATTTCGAGCCAAAAACGACGAAAACACCACTTAAAACCGCCCTTTTCGCCCTCTCTCACCTTGTGATTGACGACATGGAAGAGCCACCATTTCCGAATCTTTTTAAACATTTTTCAAATTTATTCCAAAGTTTTGTCTCCTTTATATATATATTCGGCATCCGAAGCATACTTTCCACTTGCCGTACGCCGAAAATGACCGTCGCGTGATGCTTCCTAATCGCGTTGGCCACCGCTGTGACCGTATATCCTTGCTCCCGCAACTTATAGGCAATGAAAAACCGCCCCCAAACACGCGAGAAGAGGCGACTCCTTGCAAGTACATCCCCTTGGGCTATCTCGCAAGCGGCACGGTAGTATCCTTCAAAGACCTTCTTCGGCACCCGCGAATCGTCCCACTCGGGACGCTCCTCACAACCGCCATAATAACAGCAGTAATCACAGTGGCGCTCAGCCGATGCACAATTCCAAATACACATAACTCGCTCGACAAGCAAATTCCGTTCCAAATCAAAGATACAGCCCGTAACCAGCCCTATAACGCCATTCAATCATGTCCAAGACGTCCGCCGTAGGCGGCTGGTCCCGAAACGGCAGTTCCCATTCATCAAACCAACGGACGCACTTGTTCCCCGTCGCCTCCCATTCCTCGAAGGCATCCTTGTCGGGGTAGCAGACAAACCTCTCGTCCTTCTCGCGGAGGTTGTTCTTTCCCGCCGTAGCGACCGCGACCTTCCCCGTGACGAGGTACAGCATCAGCGCCGTACGCTCCGACTCCACCACAAGTATCTCCGTCGCGTCTCCAATCAAGTGCGCCCCGAAGAAACACCGAGCCGAGTAGCCGTCTGCAGTCTTGTACTCTCGCGTGCCGCCGAAATCCTTATCACGATGCCCGTTGTTGAAGAACCGCATCCTCTTATCGTGCAGTACCCTTCCGTTCTGATCCACCGACCAAAAGACCGTCAATCCCTTCGCGTCAACCGTCACGTTATACCTATCAAACGCCTCACGCACCTTATCCTCGGGGAACATCGTGCAGAACCAAGCAAAAAGGGTATTCCCGCTCAGCTCGTACCCCTTCGCCCCTATCAGCACATCCTTCGGGACATACTTCACCACGCTCTCTGTCAGCCGAACCTTCCGCTCGCTCCAATCAATCGCTTGGCTCTGCCCCTTTATCACACTCAGCGCCTCCTTGAAGTCCGCGCAGTGACCGAACTCGACCAACCACTGCGGGAGGCTCACGCATCGACCGCCCTCCTCAGCGCACCATACACTGCCATGACTGATAAATACCTTCAGTTTGTCGCGCCTCCAAGGGTGCATATCCCCGTTGAGGTAGTACCCCCCGCAGAGTTTGTTCACTCCGCACTCGCGCAACTCCATACCCATCAGTCTCGGCGCATTCCGCAATGCCGCGATGGGATCATAAGCAAAACTATAACTCCTACCCATAACTCATTGACTATCAAAACGGTAAATCGTCTTCCAAACTCGCGTTAAACCCAATCCTCTCCTCTCCTTCTTCTGCCTTCTCCGCCGCAAGCGGCTTCACCTCCAAATAATACCATATCCCATCGCTCCTTCTCGCCGATACCGCGCCCATCTTCTTGAACTGTTCCGTCACGGCACTGCGGCTACGAGGCGTCTCGCCCCAGTCTTGACAGTAGTGGATATACTCTTGCACCCACTCCTTCAAAGACTTCCATCCGCTCGCATGCGCCGACTCGGGCTGCGCCGCAACATACCCCATCGTGTCAATCCACCGCCTCAGCGAGTTCGCGTTCGCCTTCATCTCCTCGACAACCTCCTTCACGGAGCCCGAAATGTCAATCTTCCCGTCATTCGCAATAAATGCCTTATATCCCTCGAGAACCCAGTTGAATATCGCCGCCTTCACATCGGGAGCCTGCAACTTCATCTCCAACATAGGGTCCTTGTCCCTATCGTCGATGTGATTCGGGGCTAAAATGACCAAAAATCTCCTAAAATAGCCCTCGGTATCGTCCGTGGTAGGCGGAATTTTGTTCGCACAACAGAGCATAAGCGGTATCTTGTCGACCTTCGTCGGCCTCTTCGAGTACGGATGACGCCCCGTGAACGCTCCGCCGCTCACGAACTGCTTGAAATCCCCACCGCTGAAGTCCTTGTTGCTCACTTCATCGCAGTAATTCACAATCTTGCCGTTCACGTCGGCCAAGTGATACTCCATCTGACTGCTCTTAAACAACTGCTCGGGGCTATAGCTGCTCGCCACAGCGTGCCCCAACATATTCACCACGGCCTTGCAGATAATACTCTTGCCGTTCTGACCCTCACCGACAACGAAGCAGATGTACTCGATCTTGTACTCGCTCCGCTTCGCCAAAAAACAACCGCAATACTGATGGAAAGTCTCGCGCATCGTCTCGTCAGGTACCGTCCTGCCCAAGACATTGTCCCAAAGCGCTGATCGAGCACCGTCGACGAAATCGAAATCCAACACGATATCCGTCTTGTACTTCACATCAAAGTCGTGGAGTTTCATATCCACGAGGTCGAACACCCCGTTCTGAAAACAGATGTACCTGCGGTCAGGTACCCACCGACACCGCTCGTCACCGACGAGACGGTTCATACAGTAGTCCTTGATGATATTCACCGACCCCGTCTGATAAACGATACCCACATCCATCCGCTCCAAGACACGACAGATAATCTCGCGGAAGGTCTCCTCGGACAGTATCTCGAAGTAACATCCGTTGAAGATATACATCTGACCGTCCTCGTCCGCCTTGAAGAAGTCGTTACCCTCGTCCCCGTCCATGCCGCAGACATAACGGCGCATCGCAATCGCAATGCCCGCCTCTGAACGCTTGTTGATGCGGTCATCCGACAAGCCCGCAGAAGGGAAGGACGCCCCCGCTGTCGAACATAAATAATCTACTATCTTATCGTACTTCACTGAACTTGCGGTTTTTCAGTACAAAAGACAGAACAGTCAGGCGCCTCCGAAGAGGGTGGGTACTCCCTGACTGCTCTGTCCCGATTCTTCTCCTTGCGCCGTACCCATTAAGCGCGGAAATGCAAATATAACTAAATTCTTCTCTAAAACAAACTTAATTGCCCCTCCAAAGATTTCGCCTTGCGCATCTTCTCTATCGGCAGAGTCAAGTCTTCAAACCCAGACACCTTGTCACCAACATACTTATAGCAATAAGACGCCCTCGTCAGACGGTTCGCGTATCGCTCAGCATCCGATTCGCTGATACCACGGACGCGACCGTTATACCCCGTCGGTTCCCATAGCGGACTCCGCTTGAAATACTCACCAAGCCTCGGATTGACCGTCTTTATATACATCCGATACCCCTCGTTCGCGTAAATACTAGAGATGAACTCCGCGATATGCCTCCCAAGACCTAATCCTTGGAAATCAGGCAAAACCACCAATCGTGATATCCGCCAAGCATTCTCGAGACCCTTGCCTGGGTTCGCCAACACCGAGCAGAACCCGACGGTCTTGCCATCCCATTCGAAGCAGTAACAGCTTGCGCCCATATTCATATCGGCGGTTATATAGTGATGCTTCGCGAAGATGCGCCAAGTATCAGGCTCGGTACGATACACCCGTAGCGAAATAGGCGGTCGCCCTTGCCGAAGACAGTCGCCTCTCTCGAGTACGCCTCCCTTGTCTAAGTCATACACCCAATCGGGCTGCAACCACTCGATGATGTCATAGTGACAACTCGCCAACAGCACCTTCAGCCCCCTCCTCCGCACATACTTCTGCAACGCATTCGACATACTCTTCGCCACATTCCTATCCACCACGCTCGTGTACTCGTCCATCCTTACTATCTCACCTTCCTTCGCGTGCGCCACTATCCACGCCAACTCCGCACGGTACTTCTCGCCGTTGCTCAGCACTCCGTAAGGACGCAACCACGAGGGAACACTGCTCAGACCCATAGCACACAAGCACTCCGCCGCATCTGTCGGCGACATGTTGTCGAAATTCGATATCAGTGTCTTGCTATTATCGAACTGCGCGGCCATACTTCCTCCGAGGCGGTTCAGTATCTGCGATTTCCCGCTACCGCTCGCCCCCACGAGAAGGCCGATGTTCCAATCGCCCATATGCTCGAGGTCGAAATTCATCGGTATCTCCACAGTGCATACATCGCCGACCGAAAGGTCGAAGGCGTCTCTTACATAATCCGTGTATTGGTCTTGAGCCACACGGTTGCTCAATACGATTTTTCCCATAATTTTGTACCCATTAAACTTTTTCGTAGCGGAGGGAGGATTCGGACCTCCGCCCCTTGGACTTATCAAGCGAGACCTTACTCGGTTGTAACGCGTATGCCGATACTCGCTCCTTGCCAATGCTCTACCGCTGAGCTACTCCACTAATCCCTTCGCGCCTACTTCGCCACGCGAAGCATCTGCGCCTTCACCTCGGCCTTCGTCGAGAACGCTTCCTTCTCGGTGAGGACGATTCTGTTCTCAAGTTCGTAGAACACGAGTTCTCCGTCGAGCACATCCTCGCCTTTCTCGTCCTTATGGACTCCGCTCGGCATAATCGTTATCTTCACGATCTTACCTTCTTCGACATTCCAAGTCGCCGTGTTCAGATAGAACACCTTTTCAAAAATTTTCATCATAACTACTATTTACTTAAGGTTTTACTTAAATCAACCACCTTTCTCTCAGCACCACCGCCACACCAAGCCGCCCGCGGTCTTCTGCCGACCGTTGCACGCATCGCGCACGGCGCGAGGTCCGACCCACGTCTCCATCGACGCCTCCGACACATTCCGCCACATACCGACGCACTCGCCCTCGGCATCCCATGCACCGCACCACCTCTCAATGGGCTTCGGTCCTCTCCGCCTCTCCTCCTTCTCGTCACACCACTCAAGGTTAGCCGCGCGGTTGTCGGTCACATCGCCGTTGCGGTGACGCACCCATTTGCACGCTCTCGGGTTGGCCACCCACGCCCTCGCGACAAGGTACGCGATATTCACGCGCTTCCCCTCTATATTCACGCCGACACCGCCGATCGCCTTCAACGGCAGACCGTCGCGCCATACCACTCCTTCGCAGTCGACGCTGTACCGACCGCCACCAACTCCTATGACCTTCCTTTCGTTCATACTCGCGCTCCCTTGCAAACTACGTGCCACTCTCTACTCCTCAATCTCCTTAAGATACCTCGCTTCCTCTATTCGCACCGCCACGCACGGAGTGATGTCGTACAGCACAACCCACGGGTTCATCGCGAACGGCACTTTCGACACCTTATCGAAGTACCGCTTCAGCAGTTCGCGGTAGTCTTGCTCGAACCCTCCGCATTCGCCGCCGAGATGGTACAGCCCGTTCGCCGTCTTCGTCACGCCCATCCGCAAGAACTCCTCCTCAGTAATATCGCACACGCGCACGCAACGCACGCGGTCGACCACGAAGTGATTGAGCATATACTTCGGATTGGCGCACTGCTTCCGCATCCATCCTTGGGAGTTGCCGAAGATGCGCTCGTCCAATCCCTCGTCACGGTAGCTCGACATCACCACAACACTGTCGCCGACAGCCCACTTGGTATGGATGCGTTCACCGTCACTGAACTCATAGTACCTACCGTCCTCGGTGACAGAGTCCTTGCCGTCAGCGTCAATGATATTGTCAAAAATCAAACTGACCTTCCCTTCCTTGAAGCGGTCGGTCAAACGGAACTTGTCCAAAAAACTGTATTTCTTCATAACACCTAAATATGCTTCTTCATAATACTATATCATCTTCTTCATAACACCTAAATCCCCGCATTTCTCGACCACAAAGAAAATACATATTTTTGACTTACGCAAGAAAAACACCATTTTTTTACATCACGAGGAGCGGTCAGTGTAGTTCAGTGTAGTTTGTGTAGACGACTACATCGCAAACTACATCGCTACATCTCGCTGAAAGTCAAACACTTAACCCCTATTCCATGTAGTTTAGTGTAGTTCAGTGTAGTTTTTTTCCTATATATTACTTTTTTGTTCCCGTTGATATATACCGTTTTTTCTCCATATCTTACATACTGTTTTATTTATTACTTAACTACATTACTACACTAAATAATGTAAAGTATTAATAAATAATATATTAGATAGGTGTAGTTTCGGTGTAGTTAGTACAGAATTGGTGGTAAGGGTACATCGACCTACATTTTTTCATGTCTCCTCGTGATATACAAATAGTAGCACTTATACACGCGCGCACGCGAGAAAATGCAGTAAAAAAATTTCAGAATCTAACCACAGTGCTTCCACATTAGGTCGGCCAAAATACCCCGCTACCCTTTGAGGCTCAAAAGGTTGCAATAAATAGACGGACGTTTAAATAGTACGGGAAATTGAAGCCCACCCCAAATTATCGTTTTTCGATAATGTGCCATATTTTGGCACAATCGCGCCCCTTCGCGGGGCACTGCATGAAACATTTCTGTTACATACTTTCGCGCGCGCGATACCTTATTATATATAAATATGGGCACTTTGTAAAGCGTTGAAAATCAAGCACTTAACAAATTGTAAGCACTTTGTCGGAAAGTTTTTACAGATTGATATTTTTTGTTCGAAAGTTTTTACAGATTGTAATCAAATTTAAGGTTTTGTGTTACAAATTGTTAGTTTTTATCGACATCGATAAAAATTTATTGAAAAAAGGTATTGACACGTACGCAGATAGTATGTAATTTTGCACTGTGGTTATGATGATATAACCCACGTTGAAATATTAACCATTTAAATTTTATGTATTATGAAAAAGAATGTTAAAAAGAATGTAAGCCTATTTGAAACCAAAAAGGTAGACGGAAAAATTACCCGCGGCTTTAGGACTTTCGACACAAAAAAGGACGAAAGGACCGCAAGAGTAGAAACAAACAAAAGTACACAGGCGGCCCTGGCTAATTACCTGTCATGGATTGAACAGGGTTTTAATGTCCTTTGCAAAGGTGACAAAAACGCCCGCGACATTGCAAGTCTTGCAAAAAGTATTTACAAAACCCCGTATAATATCGCGTGCGCGTGTTATCCTATCCAGACGCCTGACGGGGTCCTGCTTATCGTGGGCAAGAATGAACAAGGGAAAAAGGTCTACAAAGAAAAGGTCTTAAGGGGCGCGGCTTGTGCGGCCTCCGTCCTGCGTGTTGCCCTGCGTAACTTTGTGAACAGGGGGGGCGTGACCCGTCACGCGATAGGTGACCCCGTCCCCGCAAAGGGTGACAAATAAGGGACTAAACAAGCCCCTGCGGGCGCGCTGGTGCGCTTGTGTGCAGGTTCGATTCCTGCCCGCCTGCCTACAAAAATACGCCTGTTTACTTGTTACGGCTTGTAAACTTGTGGAGTGTGCACCCAGCCGCACACTATAATAAAGCGCGCTTCTGGGACAGGGTAACAATGTAAGCGACCCGAACCACCCCCGAACGGGGGCAGGCGGCGAGTGAGCACCCATCGAGGCCAGCAAAGACAACCTGGCCGACATGAAAAACAACAAGCGGGAGCCAGTACGCCTCAGGGTAAACTGCATGTAATTGAATGATTGAGGGGGCATGTGGGTGGCTTGTGCGTGGACGATAGCAAGTCCACTGCTATGGGTAAACCCGTTGAAGTTGTTCGGGAGTAAGGCAAAACGATGTTCGCGGAGCGATAGAGCGACGCCATGATGCGAACGGGTCGGCCTCGGCAATGAAATAGATAGTGTGTGCGGGCGAATAACCTGCGCACACGATTGGCATGTGGCTATGGCGTTAAAAACTGTCTATGGTAGACGGGCAAAAGAAATATTGACGCGAACGGCTTGGACGAGCGGGGTTCGATTCCCTGCGCGTCCGCAATGGAACGGGTGTAACAACTTAGTTGCGTCCGAGGATCAGCAAACGAAACATAAAAGTTATAAAACGATGAAGGCGAACAAGATGAAAAAGGCCGAACTACAGGAGGCCCTGTATTATTGCGAACGATTCAAGCGCGAGAAATTTGGCGCGTGGGAGTGGCTTGGCATCATGCCGAAGGCGACTCTTTTGGAGTATTGGCGGGAGTATTGCGCCATGGACGAACAGCTTGCGAGGGTATGGGCGAATAACAACACAATCATAACGAGATAAAGCAATGAACAACTACAACAATCCGCATTTTTGGGCCAAGGTTGCCGGAATCTGCAAAGTATTAGCGAACCACGAGGGCGAGCGAGTAATGATTGACCGCGACGACGCGGAGGTATTCGCGTCATTGGGCGAGATGCGCGGACGCGACATGATGCGCCTTGCTATGGGCTATGACGAAACGAAATGGATTGAGGAGGCGATAATATGAAAGTCAAGGTGAGCAAGGTCTTTGCGAAGGCCGTCAACGAGATAGCCGCGAAGTACGGCAAGCGATTCCATGCCGAGGTACGGAAGCGTAAGATTGGGATGTGGGAGAATTTCTGCGATGCGGATTTCAACTGGGAGACGGACGAGGTGCGCGAGTTAGTGGTCAGCTATCCGAGCGAGTATTACGCATGCGAGCAAGTATTTAGGACCGACCAGATTCTTGCCGAATTCAACCGGAGAGCGGTGAAGACTTGGGAGCAGTTTGAACGGATGATAGTAGACATGTTTGAAATATAGGACAAAAATTCAGGTTGATTGAGGCGAACGGACAACAATAAAACAACCAAAGCGATGAGAAGTACATCTATGCGACGGGTCTACGATAGGCTCGTGTCCAAACTCGGAGAGGGTTATGGACGAATCAAGTTCATGTGGTTATGCCAGCGATATGATGTGATGCCCTGGGACGAGTGCCCTGCGAGCATGGCGGAGTGGGATGTTAGACTGAATTAGCGATGAAGGGTTATAGGTTAGCGGTGGTCGGGCTGCTGGGAGTGGTCGCGACCGAATTGGCGGTGCTCGATTATGCCGCCATGGTTGGGGTGAGCGTAGAGATAACGACTGAGGAGATAGAGTCGGCTCGCGAGGTATTCGAGAGCGACTTGGCCGAGGAGGGAGAGGAAGAGGCAGAAGAAGTGGAACAATAAAAATGGAAACGAGAAATGAAAACTTACACGATTCTGTTAGGTCTGAATGACAAAGACAGCAAGACGCAAAAGTACGACACGATTGAGGCGTACAAGATTGCGAATAACTTGGTGCTTAGTCGGATTGGCTACGGCACGATTAGCCAAGCGTATGGCGTTTATACGCACGAGGACGGGACGCCCGTTGTGGAGGTGTCGTTGAGGATTGAGATAGCGGGGGCGGAGCGACCGAAAGTGACGAGCATGATTGAGGCGTTAAAGGAAGTGTTCAATCAGGAATCCGTCATGCTGAGCGAAACGGAGTCCGCAGTGAGTTTTGTATAGTATGGAAACGAACGGACAGACGAAATTATGCGTGTGGTATGCCGATAGGTTTCCGCACGATGATTGGGGCGTGGAGAATATGAACCGCGCCATCACTTTCCAAGATGTGTTCGAATGCCTTCAAGTCGGGGGAAATATCTACGCCTTGTTAGGTGCGGACGATAGTGTTGTAAGGGAGAGGGTGTTTGACGAGTTGGCGGCACTTATGGGGTGCAGTTATGACCACGTCTATTATCAGTGGCTGAACGGAACAAAGAAGCCGTTGGGCAATAAGATTGTAATCGATATGAACGGATTAAGATTCAAGAAAGATGAAAGCATATAGTGTATGGGTAGGCGGCATGGAGGTAAATGACGAATACCTTACTCTCCGCGAAGCCGAGGACTTGGCTTGGGAGTACAGAGATGACGGATACGATGATGTCAAAATTCAAAGAATGAAATAACATGAAAGCGATTGAGATTATCAGGGCAATGGTGTACGATAGTGCATTGGCCGAGTGTGCGGATTTAGCGACCTATTCGGGGTTTAATGCTCCGAAGGTGTGGGTCGAGTCTTACTTTGTGGATTTCCGCCTTAAGCGAGGTGACATAACCGAGGGCATTTACCTTGTGTTGTGGCAGTGCGACGCGAATCGGTTCTATCCGTTTGACGCGGAGAACCCGTGCGACGTTGTGCTTGTGCGGAACAACGCGGAGCAGTACGAAGAAGATGACAGAGAAGTGTGGCTTTATAAAATTGATTAACTATGGAAACATTTATTGACTACTGCAAGAGTTACATTGCAGACCACCTCGGAGATTACGAGGGACAGAATGTGTATCTGTACGACTTGGGCTTCACGATTACCGAAGGCCCGAATTGCGACGGAACGCTGACTTATTCGACGGCGGAGGCCATGGAGTATCTGAAAGAATGGATGTGGGACGCAGCGGACTACTACGATTACGCGAGAGATAACTTTGGCGAGGTTCAGAACCCGTTTGCGAACCCTGAGGCGTACATGGTCTGTATGGTCATTGAGGGAGTGCGGACGATGATTGACCGCGCGATAAGCGAGTTGGGATTGGATGACCAGTGGAATGACGAGGTCGAACTCACTGAGGATTTGATTCGACAGATTGTGGATTGCGTTGGGGATATGGAATTCAAGGACGATAAAGTTTTTTAGTTATGGAATACAAAGTAGAAAGCAGCCTCGAGCAGTTCGAGGCATGGTCGGGCGGACGTGTCACGCTCGACGTCATCAAGGAGAAAGGCGATTGCGACGATGTCGAGAGGATATTGGTGGACTATTTCGGTTGCAGTGAGGATGTACCGACCGACACGGCAATCAACGACATTCTTTGGTTTGAGAGAGATTGGATTGCCGAGGAGCTCGGTTATCGTGATTGGGAGGCGTACGAGGAGGGTTGGAGCGAGAGAGATTTGGAAGAGGCGGAGCAGTGGTGGGATGACCTTGGATATGACGAGAAGTCCGAGATTAGCGGCATTAGCGGAGCGGACCCTGACGATGAGGACGCGCAGTTGGAAGAGGGTGACGCCATTGACGATTGGTGGGACAATCTGAGTGACGCGAAGAAAGTGGAGGTGTACTATGACAACAATTAAGGAGTTGAGGGAGATGGTTGCCAAGTCTCAGTCGGAGTTTTACGGAGACGACGAGGACTGGCAACCTGCTTACCTCGCAGTAAGCCCCGAACTTGACGAGGTCGTGGTCGCGGAGGATATTGCGCTGATCCCCGTTGGGTGGTATGTCGAGAACGCATGCTTTGATGTTGAACACATTGTTAATAAGATTTATGGAACCATTGAAACAAGTGGCGCAGTATTGCGCTGAGCACATTGAAGATTGGGACGTGAAGGTCGAACTTGCCTTGCGTCACATCGGGCGTAGGATGCCGATTGACTACGGCTTCCGTAACGAGATTGAGGATGCCGCGAGTGAGTGGGCGGACGAGAACGGATATGCGGTGGACTTCATTGAAGGGATTGATGTTGAAGATATAGTGATGACGGAGATATGAATTGGCTTACGAGATTAGGAATAACACGAGTTTTAGAAGGACTTGATTATGAAAGCGAGAACCAAGACGAAGAACGGAGTGATTTGGTTTGTCTATGAGGACTACTTTGGACAGAGATTCCGTTCCTATGATGACCTCATCCGCGATGGCGAGGGATGCAAGTATCTTATTGGCTATTTCTACTCAAATTATTGGAATGGGAGTGAGCCAATTGATGAACTCGAATTGAAGGAAAGACCAACATCCGACAAGGTCAGAAAGTTTATTGAGAACTGCAAAAGAATTATTGAGGAATGAAAAAGTACAAACCTATCACCTACCTCGACACATATTGCGAGGGCGGGTACTCTTACAAGGATTATGTAGAGGACTGCGAGGATAACGGCATCGAACCAGCCGAAGAGGATAGCAACAATTATTGGAGTTGGATTCATATGCGAGTATGGGGCGATGTCGATGATTTCTTCGTCAATCTTCGTTACACCGAGTGGGACAAGACGCCATGCGTCATAAGTGGTCGGCTCGGATTGTGGTGGGGAGAGCCTGTCATTGAGAATGAGATGTGCGATTCGTTGGGCGAGGCAATCAAGAAGTGTTGGGGCAGCTGCGATGACATTGAGGTTACATTAGAGAACGGAGTGGTTCATGTGAGCGCGATGCATCATGACGAGACCAACTACTTCGAGATTCGTCCCCTGACCGCAAGGGGTGCTGAGAAGATGCTCGAGGGCGAGGATATCTGCGTCGGGAATCATTGGCACACATTTAAGTTTGGAAAATATTTGTTTTAGTTATGGGACATTTAACTTTTTGAATACACTTATTATGAAAGTTTTTGAAAAATTCAAGAAAGGGCAAGAGGTTTTTGTCCTTTCGCAGAACGGACTGCTCAAAGGCGAGTATGTCCGTCTGAACACGCCCAACTCGTATGACATCGACAAGTTGGTCAATTATCATGACAAGTACGGCACTGCTAAGACTTATGCCGAGGTAGACGCCAATAGGGTATTCTCGTCGGTCGACGCGGCCAAGAGATATCTTCTTTATGGCGTCCGCGAGGAGCTGCCGACAGTTGCGACGCACGAATCGAAGTTCGACATAGATGATGTAGTGTACGCTATCCGTGGAGATAATGGCATCTGTCAGCTCCGCGTCGAGTCGGTTAGGTGGAGGCTCGGTGAGTGGGAGTACCACACCAACGTAGGGGGGTGCGCGTACTACCTCGAGCGTGGTGAGTATTACAAGACAAGGGAAGAGGCGGTTGAGGCATATTTAAATAGGTAAGATTATGGAAAAGATGACATTCAGAGAAGCGCAGTTGCTTGTGATTGGCGCTTATCGCGACCGCGAGGTCAAATTTGTGGAACTCAACAATCTCCAGAGGTTTAATATTGGCGACAACTTGACGGTTGTGGAAATCAGCCTTGAAGTGCCCGCTATTATTGTGAGATTGTTCGGTGATGACGGACCCGAATCGTACATTACTATTGACAATCTTTCGGAGAGGGTTGTGGATGAGTGCATCGGCATTCTCCGCGAGGTCGCTTGGCAGATAGATGAAGATAGGAAGGAGGACTGATTATGGACGTAAGAGAGTTATCGCGCGCTCAGTTGACTGAGCTGAAGGGCGATTATATGTGTCGGATGGCGGAAGAGGGTATGTTTGCCGAGATATTCGGTGTTGACTACGACCATCCGTCTTGGGGCGACATTGCCAACGCAGACGAGATTGTCCCCGACGATGTTGTTTTCAGAGAGTACGAGTTTGTCAATTTCGTCGAAGGGGATTTCTCGGCATAGTATTTGCATATTATGAAAAAATGGATAGGCTACGCGGTGATTCTCATACCGATTGCCGTGGTCGCCTTTAAATGGGAGGTATGGAAAGGCGGTATAGGTGCGGTGGTGCTCGTCCTTGTCGCTTGGTTTTTATGCACCGTATATAATGATGTTTATGAACAGAGAAAGACGAAATGAGCTGAAAAAAGCGATTGAAATGTTGGTCGATGCGCAGGGTATTATCTTTGAGGCCCGCGACATGGTGGACTCATGCTATGAGGAAGAGCAAGATTGTTATGACAACTTGCCCGAGGGGGTGCAAGAGAGTGAGCGCGGTGAGCAGATGCAGTATAATGCCGACACGCTCGAAGGCATCACAGACGAGTTAGACGACATTGCGACCAGCATCGAGGACCAGATATCCGAGATAGAAAATGTGATTGAGGCATGAGCGATATCATTCTTACGTACGAGGGCTTCTTTCTTGTGGAAAGCGGTCGTCAGTGGAAGAGCCTTATCGAAGACCAATGGCTCAGATTCGACACTGCAGGTCAGTGGAAGCAGTACATCGACAAGTTTGTAAAGAGGAAGTAACATGGCAAATTCAGAGAAGAAGATTTTCGCGGTCAACACCGCAACGGGCGAATCGAAGGTGTTTGCGTCGCACAATGATGCGGCGCGCACCCTTGGCGCCACTTATCAGCAAGTACAGATTGCCGTCCTTCGCGGAGGTGCGGTAAGGGGATGGCGAGTGTATGACACGCCCGAGAACATCCGTAAGAGGATTGCGGAATTAGAAGAGCAACTTAAAATGTTTGAGGAATGAAAAACTATCTTGTAAGCAGTGGTTCGTCGCATGTGATTTACTTGGAGATGGTGGAGGATATTATCCGATGCTGTTGCCATAGCGGTGACTGCGATGAGGACATTGCAAGGGCGATGGAACTGCCCGAGATCAAGAGCCAACTTGACGCTATCTCAGAAGATGAACTCAACGCATGGTGGGATGAGTTCTTCTGCGATGACACGGAGTTGGAACACAGGTCTGCCGACAGAACGCGCAAGCTGTCGTGGCTCGTATTTGATTGCGCGGCAAATGCGGTCGATGGTGACTGCGAGGAAATATAAAGTTATTAAAAAACAAAGCAATGAAAACGAAAGAACAGTTGGTTACGCTCGGTCTTAATGAGATGAAGGCCGACGAGATTATGCTCCTTGAGAGCAAGATGATGGAAACCGCAGTGAGGTTTCAGTTCAAGAAGAAAGATGGGACGATACGAGAGGCGGTGGGCACGCTCGTGAGAGAGAAGATGGTGCAAGAGGATGGCAGTTTGTGGGAGCCTGTCGGCGAGGCCAAGCCCGATGTGCCGACGCTCGTCAAGTATTGGGATTTGACGGTGACGGGGTGGCGTTGTTTCAATGTATTCAACCTTGTTGCGGTGGAGGTGTAGGGAATGAGAACTGACACAAAAGAAATGCTTGATGAGGCTGAGCAGTTACTATGCGACTTGGGGAAGCATGTTTATGACTACGATTACGACCGCGAAGTGCTTTGGTACATAAACCAAGCGAAGGAATACATTAAACTAGCAAAAGTTGAAAGATGAAACACTACATTGGAACAATCATCGAAAAGTGCGCTGACGGGCAGATTTTTGCTCAGACATATGTATCGGGGACAGAATGCGGACTCGCAGTTCTCCTTGATGACGCTCTTATAACGGAAGAGGAAGAGCGAGGCATAGAAATCCCTCGCGACTTCTGCGATATCCTCGCTGAGTGCACGCTCGGCAATCAGAACAGCGAGCCTCTCTCTCTTGGCGAGGATGCAGACCTCTCCCATGAATTTCTTATTTCCACAACCATTAAAGATTTTTAGTTATGCCACTGAATGTATCTTACAGAAACCGCATCGGTTACTACACGAAAGTCGAGAAATGGCCAGACGAGCCCGAGCGTAAATTTCGTAACTGGTTATGCCACGCTAATTGCCTTTGGGCGGATATGTATTTCTACAAGGTTGCTGAGGATTATGAGCAATTCGGAAAGAAATGCCATAAGGGAGATAAGATGGTGCAGGTTATTGGATTCTTTGCTGATACGAAACATTTAAAGACCTGCGTAAAAAATGGAGTTTATAACAACTGCGATGATTTCCATTTCTTCGCAGACCAGATGAGCGCGAAAATTTGGGCGGCAGTCAAAATCCTTGTCAACGCGGGCAAGAAAGTCACTATCGTTAAATCGCAGAAAAAGAAATGAGATACAAGTATCGCTACTACACATACGACCCCAATGGGAAATGTGTGTTCAATTCGTTTCGGCTCGATGAAGCGAAACTATGGCTTATGGATGGCGGGCAGATTGTCCGCAAACATCTGTTAGGAGAAGAACCTGATAAAATTTATAAGAAATGAAGAATGTTTATGTGGGCAGATGGGATTTACTGCCAGAGAAATGGGACGGCATTCGGGGCCTTACCGAGATGTTTCCCGACGCAATTATTAGAGAGGTCGGACGCCAGATGAAGGTTGTTGGAAATAAAGACCCTCTCCTTGGAACTTATACTCTTCAAGAGTTCGAGGAGACCTTCAATTATGACGCTAAGGGGCTTCTCACGACAGACACTTATTGGATCAAAATTTTCTAAGTATGACACGCCATTACAAAGATTGGATTATCGAGGTCAATGCGCTTGAGCATTGGTCTTTCGGCAGAGGCTTTCACGCCACTGCTTACATAGCAAAGACGGACGGCACGAAGGCAAACATCCGCGAGTTCTGCCGTTACGACGGAATCAAGAACCAGAAAGAAATGTTAGAGTACACACAGAAACTGCTAGAGATATGAAACTTGAAGTTAAAATCACAGACCTTACGCAAGAAGACCTTGCAGACCTTCTTTGCACTGCTACTTACGGCTCATCTTGGCTCGAGTGCTACGCCCCCGACCGCGAAGGGTTAGATATTATGTGCGGTGATTGTCGCGAGGATGTCTGGGCGAAAGCACTGCTCGCGGGCAAGAAGATAGAATGCATCGACCATTATGCCGAAGGCGAAGTTTACGGCACTCTCGGTCGCGTTGACGAAGACGATGACGGGATATACCTCATCGGGCTTGAAGATATTCGCAAGGGGCTTGAAAAGGCGTTCAGCGGGAAGTTCGATGATGACTCCGAGGACTATGAAGATTGGATTCGCAAATGCGCATGGCATTTCCTCGCGGGAGAGGGCGAGATGGACAATCTCGAAGCAGAATGCTTGATGCAGATTATCATGTTTGGCGAGTTAATCTACGGATAATTCGGCATATTTCTTGCAAGGCACAATAAAAATAACTAAATTTGCAAAGCGATGGAACAGAACAGACAGAAAATGGCGGAGATTCTCCGCGAGCTCCAAGACATTCAGTCTTGGGCACTTGACAACAGTATTCACACATTCGATATAGGCGCGCGCGTTTATCCTCTCGACGAGGAAGAGGGTAACACAGAAGAAGACCTTCTTGCCGAATACGGCGACACTGAAGATCGCGAGATAACAGTCACTATCTTCCTTCGAGGGGATGACAGTGACGATGACTATCTCAGCGCGCACATATATGCCAATATGCAGATGGCGACAATAAACAATTATTTCTCCATGATTAGGGACTTTATTGGAATGTCGGAGGATTAAGGCATGTTTATCATTGCTTATATATTATGCGCACTGTCCTTCTTACCCGAACTTTTTAATGAGAAGAGGTAGCCATGTTGTTCTTAATTATAATGGCGGCATATCTTGATGACATGCTCGCAAGGAGGTAGTTATGACTACGGCATATATAAGATTTTCTACCGACAAACAGGACGAAACTCAACAATTACAGAGCCTTCGCGAGTGGGCTGAGCCTCGAGGTATCACTATTGACGCTTTCGAGAAAGACGAGGGCGTCAGTGGTGGCGTCTCGTACAAGGAGAGAAATCTGTATAAACTTGTCCGCCGCATGAAGGCAGGCGACGTCCTTCTTTGCTCTGAGGTGTCACGATTGGGCCGTTCGATGGCCGATTTGAATAAACTTGTCAATGATGAACTTGCCCCGAGGAAGGTGCGGTTAATCGTGACGAAAATGGGGCTTGACCTCAACTGCGCCGACTTGAAGGCAATGGACCAGATGATTCTGTTTTCATTTGGCTTTGCTGCTCAAATTGAAAAGGAACTAATCTGTTCTCGTACACAGTCTACGCTCGATGATCGCAAGGCTCGGCTCGCTAAGGACGGAGGCTTCTTCTCCAAGTCGGGTCGTTGGTGCGAGAAACTCGGTGCGAAGAAAGGGCATAACTATGGTAAGATAGCTGGTGCCGCTGCGGGCGTCGCTCACACAAAGAAGGCGTCTGCGTGGCGGTCCACGAATAAACTCTACAGCGACGCGGAGAAGATGCACCTCCGAGGCAAGACCTTCAATGAGATTCTCGCATGGTCGCAAGAAGCCTACGAGGAGCAGCCTGATGTCTACTGCACAAGATATGGGCATCCGTTGTGCAAGGGCACGCTTTCGCGTTGGATAAAAGAATGGGATGCGGTAATTTAAATCTGTGAAACATGTTAAAGAAGTACATAATAAGTGTGTGTATTGACGGGCATTATTACGCCGAAGACGCTTCATGCCCATGGCAGTGGAAAGGCTCGGGGGTGTTCGACTACAAGGTTAAGGACTCTGCCGATATTAAACTCGTGGTTTGGGCGCTCTCGGAAGAGCAAGCGCGGATAGTCGCTCAGAACTATGACTACGAGCACGACTATGATTGGGACATCGATGACGTTAGCATTAGGTCGATCGAATATATCCAAGACCTTCCCGACCGTGACGAAGATGAAGTAGGCGTCATAGATGTGTTATGAGGGTATCGGACGTAATATCGACCTTTTGCAAAGCGCATAGGCTCTGCTTGCTTTCGGGCGAGCGGGGCGAGGACGACATCGCTCCCCTCTTGCCGTTCATTATTATGGACTGCGCGCAGCTAGAGTTCTCGCGAGAGGTCGTTCCTATTGGCGCGAGGCAAAATGCGAAGATGCTGATTAAGGCTTGGCAAGCGGATTACCGAATGTTTAATCAGCGGCTCTTCCGCACGCTTGACGCGGAGCAGAGAGATTTCGTCATAGACATGATGGACGCTTACGAGGATTTCATCGCCAATGAGATGATGCTTATGCGAGTCGCAATTATGGACTTAGTCAAGGAGTGCTCTTTCGACGCGCAGAAGACTGTCGCAAGCCTTATGCTCTGCAACATCTTCTCGCAAGTCGCGCAGATTACTTGGGGCGAGATATTCTACACGAAATCAGGGCATCACGAAGTTTGTGCCGAACTCGAGAGAATACGTAACCGCTCTCACAAATTAACGAACATGGTATGCTTTATTAAAGACGACGTCAACCCGAACACAAGCACACGTTTGCATGACGCGATACAGAGTTATATCAGCAAAACGACAAAATGGCTAAAAACATACAATAATGAGTAAACAGAACACTAAAGATGACAAGATAGAAGTGCTTCTCAGCGCATATGGACTTTTCTCTCCCACCGAGTGCAGATTTATTAAGCGGAAGTCGCTTGGGAAACTCAAAGGCGTCGGCGACGCGACCCTCAGAGCTGTTAAAAAGCACCTCAGCACCTACGGATTTAGCTTTGGGAAACATTCCTTGGAAGACTACCTCGCCAATCGAGAGCAGATATGGGCCGACGCTTCAGGGATATTGGTGTTTCAGTATAAGGTCCGCTCGATTATAATCGGCACGGGATTCACTACCGAATGGGCGCTCGCGTCGTTTGTGCCAAAGCAAGGCACATTCACCGAAAAGGGACTGCCGATTCTTAGTTTCCGCGCACTGTCTCGCGAGGAGGCGCGCGACATCATAGAAGAGAACGGCATGGAACTTGCTTACGAGGACAATGACGGGATGATATACGACAGCCCAGATGGGAAGTTCTTGGCGCAGTTCGGGCGCGGTTCGTCGTCGCTGAAGATGCATGAGTCTTTGGATTTGTATGTGAGGGAATCGGCAAAAGAGGAAGAATAAGTAATGGAAATTATCGTCAGACTTGAATATGTTCGCAACGGATTGGGCGGAGGCAAGTCTTGGACTTTCCGCGACGAGAGGAAGGCGCAGGACTTCTACACCGATCTGCTGCTGCGGTATCCTGGGTATGAGATAACGAAAGAAATACGATATGGACGCTAAAATTATCACGCCAGCCGAGAAAGAGATTGGCTGCGATATTGAACTCTCTGCCTTGATGAAGGTATACTTGCAGATACTTGTCGCCGTTATCTCTGGAACAGAAACGGATATAGAGTATGCTTACAGCAAGTGTGACAAGCTGACAATCGAGGATCAAGCTCGGCTTCGTCGAGCAAAGGCGATTGCAAAGGAGTTTTTAGGTAAGAACTAGTCGAGAACAGCAGAATCAATTTCTTGTCTAACTTCTAAAATAGGGGGGCGGGAATGATTTCCAACTTGGTTCTGCTGTTCTTTTTTAAAAATTAAAAATTTGATTTAGATATGGATTACAAAAAGAAATACAACGAAGCACTTGAAAAAGCAAGAATGTATCGTGATAATGCAAAGGCAGTTGAAGAATATTCTGCAGTTGCACGATATGAAAATATCTTCCCCGAACTTGCAGAGAACGAGGATGAAGAACTATTAAATGCAATATATAATCCAAGTGAATTTATGCAAGAGGCATTTGATAGTGTTTATGAAGACCTTTTTAGAGCAAAAGACTCCGAATTAAAAGGTTGGGAATATACCATTCCAGAAGGTATGGAGGCAACTATTAAAGACGGAAAAGTTATTGTAAGAGAAAAGGAGAGTGAGGATGAGAGGATACGGAAAGCTATGATGAGAGGGTTTAATTCTATGTTGGCAAATCAGGCAATAGGTACGTTTGCAGGAGAGCCGATTAAGAATATTCTCTCATACCTCGAAAAGCAGAAAGAACCTAACTACACCAAGAGAAATGCTCTGTTTGACAAGTGTGTGGAGAATTGTAACCCAGAGGTAATGAAAAGAGTATCTGATGAAATAGACGCAGAGTTACAGAAAGAGCAGAAGCCAGCAGAGTGGAGCGATAATTTTGAAGAGAATATACGGAATCTCCTTGACGATAAACTAACTTGGCATAGTGAAGATGGTAGTATGTCTTCTACTATACTTATTGATGATAAAACATTAAAGGACATTGTACGAGGTATCTGGTTTTACGTTGGGAAAGAAGCACTTAAGTATCCAAGTAAAGAGCTTAACGTGACAGAGTGGAGCGAGGAGGATGAGGAGATGCGAGATAAAATAACTAATCATCTCTGTAGTTTCATTTATCCAAATTCACTGTATGGAGAAGATGCAAAAGAATGTATTATTTGGCTCAAATCTCTCCGTCCTCAACCTCATTGGAAACCCAGCAAGCAAGAAATGGATGCTTTTGAAACGGCTCTTAAAGGAGAATTTCAAAACGGATATCCAGCATCAACTCTTTGTGAATTATTTGAGGAATTAAAGAAACTTTATTATAACGATGAGATTCCTACTCAATAGAAACCCAGTGAGGAGCAGATTGAGATATTAAAATAAATTAAATATGAAACGAGGAAGACCAGTAAAAGCAATTTACCAAAGAGATGGTTTGCTGAAGACATTGATGGATGAGTATGACATAATATTGCTCCCAGACAAGGACAATAAAGTTAATGTCTTCCACAAGGGCTTCAACTATGTTACATCGTTCGAACTTGTCAAGGATGGAGACTTCTACAAATACATGTACAATGGAGAACCTTACAATGCCTTTTCAAAAATGCTATCACAAGCTAAAAAGGACAATGAAAGTAAGCCCTTTCCATCCTATGTGTATTGTCCTGTAACAAGAGAACCATACAAGGTAATGCACTATGTGAGGGATTACATGGAATTACTAGGTTTCAGTATGCCTCAGTGGGGAGAGAAGTTCTGCTGGGGTGGCAGGGGTCTCGGTGATAGTTTTGTCATGAAGAATATCTACAGCGAACCTATCTCACATATAACGGTTGTCATGGATTCCTGGGAAGAAGGCACATCAGGCAAAGTGTACCGGTCAATAGGAGACGGGTGGACATGGTGTGAGGTCTCATTCAAAGGATTCGAGGATGTACTTGGAGCTATCAACAGTATTATTGAACCTGAAGCTCTTGTTAATGCTGCAAAATATATTGCCACATCATCCAACATGAATTCAGATAGGAAAGATGATGTGCAGACAGTTGCAGTAAATAATACTCTTGACGTTATAAAGTCTGATATGAAGAAGCAGACTATCTCCTTACTTGAGAATACGCTGAAAAGACTTAAGTCAGAGGCATGAAACTGATGTAAAAACATAGGGTGCAATGTTATCAGTCCTTGAAAAACTGGTCTCGTTGGAAGCGGGCAAGCTTGCACCCTTTTTAATTGATTAGATTATGGCAAAATACATTGACACCGACAAACTAACTTCCGAGATAAAGGGGAAAATTGCAGAATTAGAAAGCGAACCAGCCCCGGTAGATAGAGAAACTATACTCTTGCAGATGTGCAGGATAAATGCTTTTCGTGAAGTCCTGGCTGTGATTACTCGTTTGGAAAAGAACTCTCTCCAGCAGGAACATCCGGAAGAAATATGCTCAAAATGTATCCATCATGGAAAAGATGATTGTTGTTATAATCCGCACGGTGGAATGCGAAGTCTGATAAACGAAAACGGTGTGTATGAATGTACTGGGTTTTATGAGCAGGAACAGCCGGAGGTGGATTTGGAGAAGGTCATTGAATTTAATTGCATCGGCAGAAAAGTAAAAATGACTATTCAAGAACTTATCAGTTATTACATTGATACGGAGTGTGTGAATACGGCTATTGAATGCGGATTTTAACGCAAGAAATGAGGGAAGCAAATGAAAGCACAAGAGTTAATGCTCGGAGACTGGGTGGCTGATGGGGACGAGAATGCAAGAGTTACATCGCTAACTTGTGATGGTATTATAGAAACAACCCGACGCATTTCAAATATAGAGATTATTGACCCTATCCCCCTCACGCCCGAAATCTTGGAGAAAAACGGGTTTAAGCAAACTGACAAAGGTAGCAGTTGTATCATTGGAGAGTATGCGTGGGGAGGTATATGGGAGCGTAAAAGTACAACCGTTACAATTACATTTTACAAGGGATTGAGGAGTGGCGTTGCATTGTTAACAAGGATTGAAACGACTTGTTCTCACGAAGGCGGAATAAACATGGTACACTCATGTGACATTGAAAATGTCCACGAACTTCAACACGCCTTTCGGCTTTGCGGAATTGAAAAGGAGATTGAACTATGAACACTACGCCAGACAACACCACCGTCCTTGAGAAAATCCTCGCCTACTACGGGATGCCCCAAGAGAACATCTCCAATGCTGTTGAGCAAATCGCCGAGACCTACGGAGCTTGCAGATTTCTCCACGGGGTGCAACTCGGAGCAGAGGCGGTGAATGAACTAGGGGAGGAAAGCCGAGATGCTGACAAGGCGATGAAAGAGCTCGACGAGAAGATAGCGCTCGCCAAGAAGTCCTGGGAGGGAGTCGATGTGGACGAGTTTATGGATGAGGTGAGGGGGAAAGACCTTACGTTGACTTGGGAGGATGCTTCAACCATAGTAACAATCGCAATGGATATTATCGGCGAAGGAAAAATAGTCGGAGAGCAGAACATTTATACCGAAGTTCTGCGGTTATTTAACGAAAGGAGGGAAAACAGATGATTAGATTAGAGACAATACGATTTGCCAATCTCGACGAAATACGGTTTGAGACAAGGATACAAAGCGATAACTCAGATAACGGGAGGCGCGTAAAGCATTTTGTCTATTATGACAAAGCCCTCGGTGCTTATATTCATGAATGGATATATCTCAGTTCTATTGAAAAGCCTAAACTCTCCGAAAATCATTTCGTCAGTAAGCGTAAGTTCTGGGGCAAAGTGCGCTTTGTTGGGAGAAGAGAGGCTTTTTTGTGTGAAACATGGATGGCGTTAGCGTGCTCGGTAGTGGAACTTGAGATGTTAAGGAAGGACAATGGAAACGGTTAAATTTATCTGCGAGTTCTTTTTTGGAAACTTTTTGCACTGGCTCGGGCTGATGCTTCTGATAGCAATGATTCTCCCGTGGGAGGGGATACGAATAACATTTAATAGCGATAAAAAAGATAAAAAAGATGAAAAAGTATGTGAAGATTCCGAAGAAATTCAAGGTCGGCGGAGCGGAGATGACGGTGAGGCAAGTGGACCGCAGTGACGACAACTGCGCGGGTATATGTAATCTGTGTGGCGGTTTCATTGAAATCGCCGAGCATTTCAACAAGACCGATTCGCAGTCAGAGGGGAGTAAGATAAACACCTTTTATCACGAACTGACACATTCCATTCTTAAGACTATGGGCGAGACTGAGTTGAACGATAACGAGAAATTCGTGTGTTGTTTTTCGTCGTTTCTCTCTGAAGCGATGGGAAACGCTTACTTTGAGGAAGAAGAGGAAGAGATTGAAGGCGATGTACTTTTATACAAGAATAAACTATGAACATCGGAAATGCATTTAGAACCGTTCGAGAGGAGATTGGTCTGTCCCGAGCGAAGGTCGCGGAAATGATAGGCTGCACGCCGTCCGCGTTGTCAAAAATTGAGAACGGCAAGACTGTGCCCAAGTGGAAAACCGTTAGGAAGTTCATTGCCGAGGCGCACATCCCTGTCGCGTACTTCTACAGCAAGGCGTTCGACCTTGCGGACTATATCTGTCCATAACCACAAATACCCGTCGGCAACCGCAAAACCGACGGGGATACACCTGCACTCATATCGCTCGACGGCTTATTGCTAACAGAAGATATTAAAAGAAAGCCCTGGGAACCGCAAAACCCAGGGCTTATAGGCCGAGCGCAACTTGCCGCTACTCGCGCCTGTTATTGCAATGCGGGCAGGACAGCTCGCATACGATGTCTGACACGTCGCGTGCTATATCCCCGCCCAGATAGGCGAATTCCTCGCTGTACGGGTCAATCCCATCTTCCAGAGCGATATGCTGGCAGATGTGGATTATTTCGTGGACCATTGAGTTTAGCACCTCCGGCCCGGAACTAGCCATCCCCGTTCCGAGGACGGTTCTTCTTAGCCAGGGATTGCTGTAGCAGAAGCCCTCGTTAAGGCGCCCAGCGCTGATATTCTCTGACACTTGGGAAACGAGAGAATCGGGCGCGTCTGCCCAGAAGAGGGCGTCCAAGATGCGCTCCTTATCGTATATGTCGAAGGAGAAATAGAATTCAAAATCCCAGCGCTGGAGCCTTAACCGACGGACAATCATATGACATCTTCCCAGACAATCGGTATGCCGAGAGCCATTGTCTTGGCATAGAATTCATCAAAGGCTCGTGTCGGACTGCCGTCTTTGTCGTCAATGTAGTCAGCAACGTACTTGGCGAGATGGGGTTCATCCGGGACGGACGATCCCAGGTAGTCTGAGGTGCCCATTGCCCAGACATACGGACCGTCGTAGCCCTTGTCGTTCTTCAGCGTAATGCCGTTTGCCCTCATCTTTTCCTCGAAAGCACTCTTTTCGACAGGTCTGACCTTTTCCCCGGTTCGCGTTTCCATCATCATTACAGCCCACTCATAGAGAGGCTTGCTGAAATGGCGTCCGTTGTAACTTAAGTAGAGGCGAAGCCCCTTGGGCATCACATCGTAGTCGTCAATTCTTTCTGCCATATAGGTCGTTTTTTAAAGGGGCGAGTTGCCCCGCCCCGGTTAGTTCTACATATAGCGTCCACGGGAGTCGCGACGTCTGCGATCGCCGTACATATCGTCGTCCCACATTTCGTGGTCACGGCGATCATAACGGTCGGCACGCCTGTCGTAACGTTCGCCGTAATAACGCTCGGAGTAACGGTCTTCCATCTCGCAGGCGAGATCGTGCATCTTCTCGACGGCTTTGCGAGCCTTCTCGGCTGCCTCGAAGAATTCATCGGCCTCGCTTTCGGCGTGATGGCGCCCGCCCTTGAAGTTGTAAACTGAGTATCCCATTTGTTATTCCTCCTTCTTTTTGCCCAGCGACTTGGAGATCATCCCCGTAATCGCTGCGAGCTGGTCACTCATTCCTGCCAGCCGCTCCTCGAGTTGGGAAATCTTGGCCGCCTGCTCCTGCTCCCGCTTTAAATCCGGATTGATATCCAGAAGGATTTGGTCGCAGTTGGCGACGGTCTGCTCGTAATACGAGCGCTTGTCCAGTTCGGATACGGCATTGCCCCGGATGGCGGAAACCTCATTGACGACGCCTTCTCGGGTTTCACTGAGGATTATTCCCTTCTCGGGGAACTCCGCTATTGAGGTGTTTACCGGAATCCTCTGGAACAGTTCTGCTTTCCCGTCCAATTCCAGGGTAAGGTCAAACATCGGGGACATATTATTCCCCATTTGAGCCATCTGCAGATTAAACTGCGGAGGATACTGACTTGAAATTTGAGCAACTTTCGCGGTTGCGACGCGGGGACCGTTTCGGAAAATCACGAATACCGGTGTGCCTTGTCTAAGTGTGCTGAGCATAATTGTTTGTGATTAAATTGTTGGTGCCAACAGCTGGAGAGTATCTGCCAGCCGATCATAATAAAGTAGGTAAACACCTACACCTGGTACATCTGCAACCGTCCAGTTGTCTCCGCCGGCGAGTGTCACGTTGCTTGTGGTGCCAGCCATAGAAAAACGGATGGGCAGGGTAGTAGTTGTCCCTTCCGGGATTGCCTCGGAAAGATACACGAGGATGAGCCCACGGAAAGGTCTGCGATCCCAGTCCGGGTTGAACTTGAAATCAACCGAGGTTTCTGAGACGGTAACGGAACGAGCCTGAATGGTCGGAATGCCGTTTATGTTAACGTACTGAAAGGGCCATCTTGCCATATTATCGTAGTTTTTATGAATAGGCGGAGTTTTTGCGCTCCACCTATTCAGTTAAACACTATCCCCAGTAACTGCCGCCAGGAATGCCGTAGCCCCAGCCATTAAAACCGCTACCGAAACCATAGTTCGGCGTAGTCGATACGGCGACTAAATTGGGATAATTTACAGTGGCCGTGCTTGGAAGTTTGCATTTTATGTCGTCCACTTCCTTTGCAATAGGCGCAAGCATCGCAGCCACCGCATTGGTCTGTCGTGCGTTATCGGCCTCGTTACGGAGCTGAGTAATAATGTCGCCCTGGGTGTTAATCTTGTCCTGCATGTCGCGCTTCTCGGCCTGACAGAACTGGTCAATCATCGTAGCCTTGAGATCCGCGATGCCGCTCATCAAAGTATTAGTTTGATTTACGGTGGCAAGCTTGTTTTCGAAACCCTGCGTAAGGATGCCTTGCTTGAGTTCGCAGCAACAACTACAGATGCGTGACGCAATATCTGAATTGCCTCGCTGCAACTCGTTAATTACCTGGAGACCGGTAAGCCCTGTCTGATTTGCCACGTTTGCAATGGCGCCCTGGACGGTGTTGATAGCGAGGCGAATGGAATCCACATCGCCGTTCAGAGTCGTAGCAAGCAGGCGGACGTCGGCGTCCGTGCCGTTGATGGCGTTCAGAATCATCTCGGCATTGGCGTTGGCCGTAGCCTGGGAGCCGAGCGAAGCTGCGGC